TGGCGCAATCGTCAAGCTCGACGTAACCGCTTAGTAGGTGCCTTGTGGCGTTGACTATCTCAGTAGCAGATCTCCAGGCATACATCGGAACCGATGAGTCTGGCGAGTTTATTACGTCGTGCCTAAATGCAGGTCACGCGCTAGTAGACCGCTACCAAGGTGAGGCGGAGGTGCCTCAGCAGGTACACGTTCAGGCAGTCCTGATCTGTGCCTCTGAAATCTTTCACCGTCGGTCAACGCCACAAGGTATCGCCCAATTCGCAACCAACGAAGGCAGCCCCGTACGAGTCGCTCGCGACCCTATGGGTGCCGTCTATCCGTTGCTCTTGCCCTATGTTGGGTACGGCGTATGACGGCCGAAATCACTCTCGCTAAGTCCGAACTCAAGTTAGACCTGGCATCAGCCGGGCTAACCGTTTCAGACTTCGTGCCTGAGCGTATCGTGCCGCCCATCGTAATCCTGACGGCAGACAACCCCTACATGACTGGGGTAAGCCTGAAATCCGAGTTTGACCTACAGCTCCAGCTAGTTTGCATCGCCGCTAACGCGGTCAACAAGAAAGCCACAGAGTCACTAGATCAACTCATCGAAGACGTAGTAAACGCTCTACCGCTCTACTGCCTATTCAAATCCGTTGGCCAGCCATACGCACTCCAAGCGAACAACGCAGAGTACCTGGCAGCAAACATCTCAATCAACCTGCAAATTACAATTTAGGAGTAGCTCATGGCAGCTTCGCCGCGCATTACGGCACAAAACATCGTATTCAAAATCGGCACTACTGACTACGCTTGCGACGCGAACATGGTCGAACTGACGTTGGGCGACGCTCCTGGCGACGTTCAAACCTTCTGCGAGCAGCGCGTCGGTGGCGAATGGACTCTGACCCTTGAAGGTGTGACCTCGGGCGACGAGGACAGCCTGTACCGCATCCTGTGGGAGAACTTCGGAACCGAGGTAGCATTCACCATTGCACCTAACGGCAACACCACTCCTTCGGCTGACGCACCACACTACAAGGGAACTGTTCGTTTCACCCAGTTGCCACCTCTATCGCTTACCTCGAACGAGGTCGCTAAGTTCAGCGTCGAGCTGCCAGTCAAGGTAGCCGGTCACAACCCACCGACCAACTTCTACGGCGTAGAAATCGACACTACCGCTTAGTCATGGCTGGCGAGGGCATCAAGGTTTTGGGCTTGCGCGATGCACTGCGCTCGCTTGAGGCTGTAGGTGTCCCCAGAGATGAAATCAAGGCCGCTAATGGTCGTGCAGCAGATCTAGTTTTGGGTGCTGCGCGGCCGTTAGTGCCGGTGCGTTCAGGTCGACTATTGAAGACCCTACGCGCAAACAAAGCGGTCGACAAGGTAATCGTTTCGGCTGGTCGAGCATCAGTGCCATACGCCAACCCAATTCACTGGGGCTGGTTTAGGCGCAACATCAAGCCGCAACCATTCTTCGCCAAGGCACTTGGCTACACTAGAGACGAGATCTATCAGACCTACTTCAAGGAACTGCAAGCTCTCATCCAAAAACAAGACACCAAGGGAACACCAACCGAATGAGCATCATCGAAACCCTAACCATGGCCGAAATCGAGGAACTCAGCACTCTTGCTGGCCGCGACTTTTTAGAGATCATGGAAAACGGAATACAACCTGGCCGCCAAATGGCTGCTCTTGCCTGGATTATCGCCAAGCGAGACGACAAGGCTGCCAAAATCGAAACTTTCATGGCTTATGACCTGGCACAAATGCGTGACTTCATCAAAGGCCATGGCGAAGACCCAAAAGACCAAACAACCTCCGAGTAATGGCTAGGGTCTGTGTCGCACTAGGCATTAGCCCGGTCGAATACAGGCAACTAACCGCCGAAGAGGTTTACGTACTGCTAGAGGAGTTGCAGCGATGAGCCTAGATCTAAAAGTCGAAATCCTCGGCGAGTTTAAGAAACTAACCTCTGCCTCTAAGGGCGCACAGTCTGAGCTGCAAGGTCTAAACAACAAAATCTCGGGTTTTGCCTCGAGTGCCGGTAAAGCGTTCGCCTCTATTGGTATTGGCCTATCCTTCGCTGTTTTGGCTCGTGAACTTACCGAGGCAACTAAGGCCGCTGTCGAAGACCGCAAGAGCCAAGAGCTGTTGGCTGTGTCGCTGCGCAACACCATGAAAGCCACCGACGCACAGATCGCAAGCGTCGAAGAGTCAATAAAGCAAATGAGCTTGCAGTCTGCTATCGCTGACGACGAACTGCGCCCGGCATACGCCAAACTTGCTATTGCAACTGGCGACGTTGACGAAGCAAACCGCCTTATGGCTATCGCGCTTGACGCTTCGGCCGCTACAGGCAAAAGCCTTGATGTTGTGGCTCAGGCTATGGCTCGTTCGCTGGCTGGTTCAGACACCGCCCTAAACAGGCTCATCCCAAGCCTCAAAGGTTCGAAAACTCCTATCGACGACATGGCGGCCGCTTTCTCGGGTGCTAGTGCCGCTGCCGCAAACCTTGACCCATACCAAAAGATGCAGGTTCAGTTTGGCGAAATCCAAGAGGAAATCGGTACCGTACTGCTTCCAGTACTTGATGAGTTCGTTACCTGGCTAAACACCGATCATGGCAAACAATTCATCGTCGACGTCGTGGAGATCGTCAAGCAAATGCTGACTGGGTTCAAGGATGTCGCGCTATGGGTCGTTGCAAACAAGGACTGGCTATTGCCGCTAGTAAAGGGCTTAGGAGCCGTTACGGTGGCTTGGAAGGCCATGACCATAGCAGTAAACGCCACTAGGACTGCTATCGGTTTAGCCACAGCCGCTCAGTTGCTATTCAACAAAACCGCAGCGGATGCACCTGTACCCGGAGTAGGTGGCAAGGGCGGTAAGGGCGTTCCGTCTACTGGGCTTCCTTTTGCAGCATGGAGTATTCCCACAGCAGTCGCAGCTGGCGCAGCGATCGGCGGTTATCAGCAAGGCGAAATGGTCGGTAAGAACGCCCAAATCTATTCGGGGGGAGCGCGCGGTAAAGACGCATGGGCTGGGTTCGACTTGTTTGGCCAGCAGCAGACTAACAACACGACTAATGTAACCGTCAACGTGAACACCTCGACCATGACCGGCTCCGACCTACTCAAGTCGCTACGTCAATTCGGCAACTCGACAGGCGTGAACTATGGCTATTAGTAACTTCGACATCGCCACCGATCTAAAGGTCGAACTATTCCTCCCTAACGAGGGCGACAACCTTTTTATTCTGGGCGTATCGGAACTAGGCGGCACCGATGTTCTAGCCGAGTCTGGCGACTTCATTCTTGGCTATTCGCTACTCGGTGGCACCGACGTACTCGGTGACGGCACCGGTGACTACCAGTTTTCGTGGCAGAACATCGAATGCTCGGTCTCGAAGCTCGACATTACGCTTGGCGGCTCTCAGGTTGCTGGTATTGAATACACCGCTCAACCGTCAGCCCTGTCGTTTGAGATACAGTCCTGGACTCTCGACCCGAACAACAACTCGGCGGTTCGTAACGGCACCGGTATTCGCGTGCGCCTAGACGACGGCGTAACCGATGAAACCCTGTTTACTGGTTTTATTGAGTCGATGACCGTCAAGTATCGCCCAGACGCACCTAATCTAATTCAGGGCAACGCGTTTGACGCTTACAAGCGACTCGCTAACCAGCGCATCACCTACAACACGACAGGCGGCACCGACACCGTCACCGAACTGCTCGGACTTATCGCCAGCAACTCGGGCTACACCGTTAACCCAGCCAACGATCCAGGCGCAATTCTCATGGCTGGCCGCTCCGAGACCGATGTTACCCAAGGTCAACTAATCAAGGACATCCTCGACGCCCAGCTTGGTCTGCTTTGGCTTGACCCAGCAACCGGGCGTATCGAATACCGCGACAGGCCACAAATCCTAGCCGCCGCGACCTACTCAATCGGCAATAACCATGGCGACGCAGATCACTGGTGCATGAGTGACCTAACCGTCAACCAAAACCCAGACGACCTAGTAAACAGCGTCAAAGTCACCATGATGACCGATAGCGGCACTAGCCTGACCCGAGAAAACCTCGACTCCATACAGCTCTACGGCCGCCTGGCCTATGACGCAACCGTCAACGCCGCCAACTCGGCTAATCTCGAAACTTGGCTAGATCTAGCGTTCACCGAACGGCCACGCAATCTAGTGCAGGATGTAACAACACCAACAATCGACCGCACAAACACGCTAACCGATGCAGCTCTGGCCACGCCCGGGCTAATCGTGCGCGTGGATTACCAAACCGACACAATAAACATTGTCCAGACGTACCAGGTAACACGAGTCAAACACTCCATAGATGTTGACCGCTGGTTCACTACGCTAGAACTATGGAGGGCTAGTTAAATGGCTTACAAAACTTTTGTAAATGGGTTCGCGCTGAATGCCAGCGAGGTAAACGCATACCTGA